TTCGCGTTGACTTATCCTCGTGAGTGAGTCGATCAGTGTCTTCAGCGCGACGCCCTGTGCAGCTGACAGGGGCTGAGTAGATACGTTGGTCGTAAGGTTGTCGATTATCGCTGACACACTAACCTTATCTGTCGTAACCGACTCTATCAACGTCCTATTTGATTTGATGTATGATACGATCTCAGCCATCTGGTCTAATGTTGTGTCATCACTGTTTGCCAGAGTATTGAGCCTCGTGGTCAGCCCGCTGATCAGCGTGCGTATATCTCCGTGGGCGCCTGTTGCAGTGTTGTGCGCGCTGATAGCATTGTCCGTCTGCGCCTCTGTGTATGCGTCCGTTATGCCGTACCCGGCAAGGGTAGTGGCCTTGGCTGCCTTCTTCTCGAGCTCTGTATAAGCTCCGCCGCTTTCCAACGGGTTCTTGCTTCCGCTCACCGGAGCGGCATCTGTTGTGACTACTGCCAGCTGTTCGTACAGCGTACCAGTCCATCTGTAGATGTTCCTGGTGTCCGCAGCTATGTATATCTTATCCGCTGACCCGGTTGCGGGAAATGCTGATTTGCTTGATGCCTGCACGACTGACACGGCGCCTGCGGCTGCGGCTGCGTTTGCCTTCAGAGCGCTGTCGATGATGTCCATGTCATCATTGTAGTCACCGGGCGTGATGAAGTCTGTCACAGCAGGCTTGGTCAGGTTATAGTTTGGTGTTTTTGTACTCATGTTTTATACCTCCGCTTTAAACTGGATTGTCTTTGGCCTGCTGCCATGTTATGCCGGCGACGTCTGCCCAGGTCTTGCCGGCGAACGTGCTCCACTGGTTGTACATCAGATCTGTGCTGACCTTGAGGTTGGCCGGGACTGCCCGGTCTATAAGGTCAGACACGTCCTTGAGCATGTTCTTGCTGGTCAGCGCAATCTTTATGCTGAGCGTGTAAGCTGCTGGCTGCAGATCCAGGCTGTATCCTCCGGATCCGCACAGGCTCGTCAGGGTCTTTTCAAGCCAGCGCATCGTGAACGGTCTCTGCTCTGCCAGCTTGCCGGCTATCTTGCTCCTGCGCTCTTCAAGCGTGTAGGTGTCCTTGTTCTGGATGCCGAGCATCTTCTCCCACCTGCTGCAGCCTGCAGTGTCAAGGGTAGAAATGAACTGATTCGCCCATACGCTGTCTGTTCCGTTCCAGTAGTTCTCCATCTGTGCCTGTTCCCGGTCAGCCAGATAGATGATCTCCCTGAGATCCTGCTCAAATTCCGGGAAATAGTCGATCATGTTCCTATCCACTGATCTCACCTGCTATCGGTACGTTTGTAGCCGGTATCTCAAGGTTTCCGGCCGTTCCGTTGAGTGTTATCGATGTGACGTCTGCCACTCCGGTGATGCCCAGGAGCAGCGATTCTATCTGACCTGTCCTCACGACCAGCGACACGGCATCTTCCCACGTGGCCCTGAGATTCAGCAGATATTCTGTTATCTTTGCCGTTACCGTATCTTTGATGTCTGCCCAGGCATATCCTAATGAGTAGGTGATTCCGCACGCTACTGCTACGGATGTCTCCGTAACGGTCGCTACTGTCACTATATGGCCTATAGGCGCTATGCCTACTCCGCTGCCGTCCTGTGTCGGATCTATGGCCCCCTGGATCATCGATATGACTGAAGCCGCAGCTGCGCGGTAGTCAGTGCCGAGGATGGCCAGCTTGACCGTTCCCCCGCCATTCCAGGCAGGATATACCTTGCAGGCAGTGACTTCCGCATAGGCGTCTACCTTTTCCTTGTATTCGGCCTGGTTTCCTCCGAACGAGGCCGAACTGAACGAGTCGAAGTATCTGTTTCTAAGCGTTTCCACGTCCTCGTCGTCTGTTCCGGCAGTGATGATCCCAACTATGTCTATCGTCTCAAGCCCGTCTACGTTCTCCATAGGGATCACGTCATCCGTTGTGTTGTTCCCGGCTGTGCCGGTCTCTTCGCAGGTCATGCTGAAGTATCCGCTGCCGAGGTTTTCGGTTATGGTATAGTTCAGCTCTCCTACGTTGAACTCTGTGCCTGTGGTGATCTCAAGCGTCGTCGGAGACACCAGCACCTTCAGAACTGCAGGCGTGCCTGCTTTGACAAATATGCCGTGCTCTGCCGCCCGCTTGATCAGGTAGTAGTAGCTTGCCGTGTCTGCAAAGGTCTCGCTGAGCAGCATGTCAAGGTCTATGTAGGCCTGCGCCAGCTCTGCCGCTACAGGCGCTACTGCGTCGTATATGACGGACCCCTGCCTCGTGTCGATGCTCTGATCCACGGTGCTCAGCATCTCGTCCATGATCGTGTCAAATGTCTTATCTTCAAACATTGACTTCAACTCCTTCCATGTCTATCTCCTCTCCGGTCACGCATGCCACAGTGAGCGACATGGTCAGCTTTCCCTTATCATATGAAATGTCAGTGAACTCTACGGACTCAAAGCGGTCATCATTGAGGATGCCCTCCGTGATCCTGTCCTTGGCTTCCGATATCACATACGGTGGCATGCTTCCATAGATGTCCCACAGCCTGCAGCCGTAGTCGCTGTCGTAGATCAGATACTCTTCCGCTTCTGTCAGCAGTATCTTCATGATGGCCTGCTTCTTGGCTTCCGCGCCGTCTACCATGCCGGATATGACTCCAGCCTGAAGATCTATCCTGTATGTTTTGTCCGGGACAGACTCTTCCTCGAAATCGTTCAGTGTGTCTTCGTCGAGCTCATATGCTTCGCTGTTAGGGATCATCATATCACCACCTTATCTATGACCAGGTACTTCTGGCCGCCTGCCTGCCGGATCATGACCACCACGTCGCCTTTTTTTAGGGCGTTATGTATGACAGCCTCGCCCTTGGTGACCGTATGGTCATGGGCGCCTGAGCCGGTGTACTGGCTGTGCTCGCCGGAAGAAAACCCGGATGTTATCGTTATCTGTGTTTTATAGTCTGTGACGTTCTGCGCAAGTATCAGAAAATCCGCCGTCAGTGTCAGCTTCTGTGTCACCTTGATCTTGAGAGGGCTTGCGCTGATCACCTTGCCTGTTACTATATCGCATGGGATTGAGGCGTCATTGGCCTCTCTCGCCGCGCGTTTGATCACCTGCGACAAATTAGTAGCTGCTATCGAAATCACCCCCTGAAAGGTCCATATCCATGGTATGTTCCCCGTTGCTGAACGTATGCGTCACCTTGTCGACGAGCATGTAGCTGGCGACTTTGACATCGTATATGTTCAGCAGAACCGGGACCAGGCATCCCGCCCTGACGCTAACAGAACCGAAGGCTCCTGATATGCTCAGCGTGCGGCTTACCCTGTTGTACGTCTGCAGCAGGACCTTGCCCTTGAGCTTAGCGACTGACGGGTCGTCTATCTTTTCGAAATACTGCAGCGTGCCCCATCTGTTGATGTTCTTGCCGGATCTGCTGATGTAGACATCAAGCGTGCCGGTCTTCTTGTTCTCATAGGCAAGCTTGATCTGGTTGTATACGCCCTCATCGATCGAGCTTTTGTAGCTGTAGTCCTGTCCTGTCTCCGCGTCTATCAGTATGTTGATCTTCCATGGGGAGCGCAGCCTCAGCTTCCCGAAGCTGTCGTACAGCGTGTAGATCTTGCCTGTATTCATCAGTGTCTCGTCCAGGCTGTTCTGCATGATGTCGAACAGGGTCATGTTATCCTCTGACCTGGTCAGCGCTTTCTTGGTATTGGCTATGGCGCCGACCTGCAGGCTGTAGTCCTTGGCCATCATCCTGAGCAGCTGGGCAGATGTCTTCTTGCTGTAGATATATGTGTCTTTATTTTTGAAGTACCTCAGCTGATCATAGGCTGTCACTTCAAGAGTGCCGTCCTTCTGCGGTTTCAGCGTGAAGATGAATCCGTAGAAAAACTTGTTGTTGTTGATCCTGAGCTCGACAGAGTCTCCCTCGTAGAGCTTCCTCTTGCTGTCCGCTAGGGTAGTGAAGGTCAGCTTCCCGGGCGCGTTCTTGCGCTCGAAAACGGCCCTCATACCGTCTTTGACTGGCAGGTCATACTTTTTTCCGCTGTGCGTCGCTATGAGACTCACATCGACCTTATTTGGCTTGACCGACGATATCTCGTAGCTCTGCACGGCTGCCGTCTGCGTGTTCTGCTTCTTGACTCTTGCCAGCACCTGCTTCAGGTAGGCGAGCTCTGCGGCCGATGACTTGGCCGTGTCTGAGGTGCTGGTGCCATCCGTGCTGGTGATGTACTGGTTGACGTGTCCGTAGCCCATCACATAGTTGTCAGTCAGGCTGTAGTGCCTTCTGGCCACGCTGTTCGTAGTATTGCCCTCGATGGTGTTCAAAGTCCCGCTTGTGACGCTCTCGACTATTCCCGTGTGGCTCCCTCCGCCGAAAAAAACGATGTCGTTCCGCTTTGGCGTGTAGGATCCTGCAGGACTGTACCTCTTCTTGTTCTGGTACCACTTGATGCCGTTCGGTACGTATGCGTATTTCGGCACTATGGATGTGCCTACGCCTGCCTGATGGGCGCACCAGGAAACGAACATCGCACACCATGGGCCCTGGCTTCCGTACCATCTTCCGTACTTCGTGTTGCTCTCTGAGGCTTTATAACCTAATTCTTTAATTGCTATGTCGATCAGATCGGCCATATTGAGCCTCCTATTTCGGTATCGTCAGTTTAGTGCCGGCTATGAGCCACTTGCCGTTCCCGCTTGAAGCGTATCCCGCCTTCTTGGCAGCCTTCTCGATGACTGCCTTGTTGGCACTGTAGAGCTTCGTGTAGCTTCCGCCGTTTCCCAGGTACTTTTTGGCTATCTTCCATAAGGTGTCGCCCTTCTTCACGGTATACGTGCTCGGGCTTGTCTTTTTCTTTTCAGCGGTCTTCTTCTTCGTCACGGTTTTGGTCGTTTTTGAGCCGCTGGTCTTGGTCTTGACCTTGACTCTAGTGACGCCGTACGGTCTGTACTGCTTAAGGTCTACAGACACTTTGACATCCTGGCCTTCACGCCAGTCTTCCGAGATCGTCAGATTCTCAAGCGTGACGTCAAGGCTTGTGTCCCACAGGCTGCCGCCTGCAGGAGAGGTGCGTATGATCTTCAGCTTGAACGGCTTCTTTTTTTCCTTGAATTCTATCAGCCGGCTTAAATAGTAGTCCGGCCCATGATATCCATCCTCATAGTTGGCGAACGGATACTCCTGGCTCGGAATAAGCAGGTCAAAGCTGATGTCTGTCAGCTTCGATGTCTTGATCTGGTTGACCTCGCCCTCATTGATGAGGCTGATGGTCTTGTTGTTTCCGGCTTCTTTTATTGACGTCTTTTCCGGAGCGACCGGAAAGAGCGTCTTCCCGAAATATATGTAATACATCTTAGTGCACTCCTTCCGCGCCGGCATCCAGTTCTTCCTCTATCCTGGTCTTGAGCTTGGTGACTATGCCGTCGATATCCTGGTCGGATCCAATGGTGTTGTTGTTTGTCATGTCCACCTTGATCTCCGTGGTCGTG